AGCTGCAAGTCTATCGTATAGGTTGTCTTCGATCGCTTCCTCAGTAATTGAGAATGCTAAAGCGACTGTGTCGTGTGTGTATCTAGCTGTGAAAGCTTCTTCAGCTTGATCAAACACTACTCCAGCACCTTCTTGTTTAACCGGTGCAGAAGCAAAGCCACTTAACATTACTTCCTCTTCGAAAGCTCTGTCAGATGTTTCAGTAGTATAAATCTCTTTGTCTTGATTTTCATATCTACTATATTCCAGGCCGAATAGCGCATTCAAACCTGGCTCTAGTTCTTTAACTAGTTGTGCTCGTGATATTGCCATGTTTTATCTCCTATTCCTATTAAGCTAAGCCTGTTGTACCACTTTTGTAGAAGTGGTTGTTTATTCTAACAAGTACATTCGCATTAGCATTAGCTGTGTCAGAGTTGTCTGGATCTTGCGAAATATCGATTGCTTGAACAGCAAAAGTTGTCGCAGTTCCTGAAACACTAACATCAAGTTGTGCTTTGGATATACCTGTCTGTGTAACACCAGTAGTGTTTGTAACAGAATAGTTTTTAAAAAGATCTGCTCTAGTAAAAGCCTCATCTGCATCAACTAAGAACACAGCATCTGGGTCATCAACAATAAACGCCGTAATGTCGCTTGCTGTAACCGATCCTGGGTAATAGTTTTTCCAAGTTGGCTTCTGAGTAGTTGGATCAGTGTAAAAACATCCGTTAAAAACGCCCACAACAGCATCCGATGTATTGGCACCATGTTTTTGAATGTTACCACTCGCAAGAGGTTCTACCAAGTCACCTTGATAAATCGCAGTAGCGTATCCACTTGCAATCGTATATCTGTTTTGAGCACCTACTAATGGTGTACCGTCAAGTTTTCTGTAAGGTCTTAGACCGTACTTTTCACTTACGTTAGCCATAGTTGTTTTCTCCTTTTAACTTATTTATTAATCCAAGCTACTTAAGTAGGTATCGCAAAAAAATTATTATTTTTTACGAGAACCCCCAAAGGTAACTCTAGACTGCCTTTCAATATTGATCGGCATGTCCGGGTGTTGTTCCTTCATAAGATCTCTGTCTATCGCGTCCGTTCTATCTTGAGTTATTTTTCTAAAATACTCAGCACGTGACTTCAATATCTCAAAAGGTATCCTTGCCAACACAAGGCCACCAATTCCGATGAGTCCAGCATGTTTTCCTTCATTGATGACTGGGTAATCATGTTCACCTATTTCACTTAATAGTGTTTCGGCTTTCACGAATTCCCAACCTTCTCTAAGTTTTTTCGAAACGTTTGCTACGTCCTCAAAACCCATTGTTGCAGTTCTTATCCATCTATGGACATATCCCTGCGGTGCAGCTGGTGCATCTAAACTAGATGGTGGAGTCCAATCTTTCTTACGAGATTCTTTTTTTCTCGTTTCAGACTCGCGTGAAGTTTTTATTTTTTCCATGTTATGCTCCTTCCTTCACGTATTTTGCGTATTCCTCTAGTGGCACTCCTAATTTCTTAGCGATAACTACCTGTGATTTAGTGAGTTTCACAGACTTGCGTCCACCTGATCTTCTGCTAACCGAAGCTACGTTTTGGACGGGTGCAGCTTTTGGTGTTTCTTCTTCAGAAGATTGTGCAAACTTTTGAGGGAAATACTCCTTCATACGTTTGTTGATTTGATTATAATACTCATCGCTTTCTCCGTCAATTCCCTGCTGGACAAGTTCTTCATGAATACTCATAGCAGCACCTGTAAGGACCCTATCACTTCCAAACCAGTCATTATCTTCAGCCCATTTTTGAGCTTTGTGACTAATTGGAGCTGGTGGTTGTCCTTCTGTGTTTGGGGTTTGCGATTGCGATTCAGCATCTTTTTTTCTTGTTTCTTTTTCTCCTAAAGAAATAGAAACTTTTTCTTTCTCAACTGCTAATTTTGTAAGCTTATCTTGAGCTTCCATAATTTGATCAGCATCTTGAGCGTCTAATGCCCCTTTTAATTCAGCTTTAGCTTTATCTCTCTCTGAATCTATTCTTGCATCATATTGTTTAAGATAATTAGTATCTGTTTCTTCAAATTTATCAGAAACCGATTTAAATTTATCTTGTAATCCTTTTGCATAATCCATGGCAGCTTTTTCTCTTCTTTCTGCTTCACGAATTTGAAAAGTAAGTTTTTTTATCCTTTTTTGAACTTTATCAGAATAATCTTCAAGCTCACCTTTATTTTCTTCCTCAACCTTTTGTTCTAACGGTTCTTCCGATTTTTTTATTGGTTCAGGTTTTTCTTCAGGTGTTTCTTTTGTTTCCTGTAAAAGCTCCTTTGCTGTTTTTCCACCAGTTACATCTGTGTAACCAAGGTCAACAGTTTCTTTTTGTGCAAAAGATTCATCTGGTTCTTTTGCGGGTACGTTAACTTTTTCTTCATTAACGCCATCAGTGTCTAACTCCACTTCTGGAGTTTTATTTTCTTCAGCCATATATCCTCCTTAATAATGGTGCAAAATATCACGTGGGTTTTTGATTGTTGAAATAACTTCATCGTCATTCAACACTCTAACTTCACCACCTTCAATCTTGAATCGTGAACCTGCGTACCTACTGAAAATTATCCAATCGTGTAGCTTACACCAAGGCCCTAACGGAAACTTATCTTTGTCTCTGTAACAAAGATTACCCATTTTAAGAACTAGACCACAGACTGTAGTCATTTGAATGGTTTCTTGTGTCGTATCAGATAAAATAATACCACCCTTAGTTTTCTTTGGGCCAGCATAAGGTAACACTAATAATCTGTAACCTGTTGGTGTTGGTAATCTATCTAATAGTTTATCATCGATCGCTTTGGGATCTAGGACTGTTTTAACTTCTTCCTCTGGTTTGTACGAGTCTTCAAGTTTTTCAGCCCGTTTCGGTTTTACCGTGGACATTGTCATCTTCTAACTCCTGTTTGTTCAGCAGGTCTTTCAGTTCCTGTTGCAAATCTTCTAATGATTTGATTTGACCTCTAACATATTGTAGTTGATCGATGGTGTCAACACTATATATAGCGGCTTCCTTATAACGCTGGAGTCGTTTAGCGATTGTCCTTTGAACAAGTGATATTGTATTAAGATCCATAATAATTTAAATTTATGTTAATTCTGTTGTGTTTATCGGTACAAGTTGTTCCTCTGTGTTTTAAATTAGAATCAAAAATAACTATTCTATTTTTTAAACTATGTACTTTATCCCCTGTTTCAAACTCAGTGTAACCATTGTTTGTGTTTACATAATAAATTGCAGTAATATTGTTATCATAATCTATATGAAAAGCATGTTTTATAGTTTCTAAAGTCATTGGTATACAATTTGATTTTATCCTAACTATAGACTTAATTTTCATTTTTTCAATTAAAGATTTTAAAATAGGAAAAAAACTAGATGTAGGTTTATGATCAAAGTAAAAATTATGACAAAATTGAAATTGGTGGTCTGGTCTTTCTTGTAAATGGTCATCTTCACTCATTCTATCTGCATAATACCAAGGAAATTTTGGATGTAAGAATTCTTTTTCTAACAAATCTGCTTCTTCTTTCTCCAAAAAATTATCTATTACTTTTATTCTTCCCTCTGCAAACAAATTTTATTTTCTCCTGCTTCTTTTGTTTTAAATCCAAAATGAGTCAATACTAATGCTATGTGATCCATTTCATATTTTTTATAATCATCAAATATAAATCTTGTTCCAACTCTTGATTTATCAGCAAACCAAATAGCTTCTCTTAAAACATCTTTTGTCATATGTGGTCCATCAAAATGCACCAAATCGTAAACTTTAAAACCTGTTTCAACAAAAGTATTCATAAAATCAATATCTTTCATGTGATAAAACATAAACTCCGGGTGGTCTTTAAAATCTTCTACCATTGTTTTTCTCATTTCATCTGTGTAATCGGCTGTATATGCTGGTGAATTATCATAATGTTGATATTTTAAATTATCGTAAGGATCTATACCAATATGTTTATAAGAAATATTTCCTATTCTTTCCTTCATAGCAAGCATAATAACTTTTGATCCTAAACCTTCTCTAACTCCTATCTCAACGGAAGTCACATGGTTTGGTTTAGAATAAAATGGAAGTGTTTTAGTCCATTTCTTTAAAAGATCATATTCGGATGAATCGCCTCTGATTGTCATTAAAACGACTATAAGAATTTTTTAAGGTTATGCAATTATTTTTTGCCGTTACGAAATATTTGTGTTCCCTTAATACCAAAAATACTCGCGCAGACAAGAATCCATAAATTTGTAAACCAGCTCGGCAGTGCCTGGAAATGCTCGAAGAACACTTTTATCTTGTCCATAGCGGCCGGATCGTCCGACCAGACCCCATATGCGAGCACCAAAATGGGCAGTGTGAG